GAGACTTTGAACTATTATATCAAAGAGGTTGGTAAGCACAGCAACAAATCAGATCGTGAAGACGGCAGAGTAGCACAGAATAGATACGGACATTATCAACGACAGAATCCTCATACTCCTCGTGTGATGAAATCACTGGGACTGAATGAAGAAGATGTTGATGTATTTGTTGAGAAATGTCTATTTCCAGAATTAGATGAAGAAATGTTTAGAGTGAGTGGAGTACCTTATAAAGTTCGCAGACGAGATATTAAGTTATAGACTACCGCCTCAGGCGACAATCTATGGTCGAGATAGGTGTGAAGAGTCGCTACGACTCCGTGAATGGGCTATGTTCTCTGGACTAGATGTAGAGTATCTCACATTAGATGTAGATTATGACTTGATGGAGTATGTGACTGTAGCACCACACGCTAGAAAGTTTCCGAGTATAGTCGTAGATGGAGAGACCATAGGCGATTGTAATGATTTTATGACATGGTTATATTTTATGGGAAGTGATAGAGATGACAAAGGGTAAAGTAGGATTTACTTGTTCAGCGTTTGATCTGCTCCACGCAGGTCATGTATCGATGCTGAGAGATGCGAAAGACCAATGCGATTACTTGATATGTGGACTACAAGTAGATCCAGGTGCTGTTCGTGAGGGTAAAAATTCACCAGTTCAAACGGTTGTTGAACGATACACACAACTCAAAGCAGTCGGTTATGTTGATGAGATTATACCATACAACACCGAGCAAGACTTAGAAGATATTCTGAATATGTACCACATTGATGTTCGTATTTTGGGTCAAGAATATCGTGATAAAGATTTTACTGGTCGTGATATCTGCCGCAAAAGAGATATCAAACTGTACTTCAACAAACGAGACCACAGATTCAGTAGTAGTGGTTTGAGAAAAAGAGTATGCGAGATTTCTTAAAAAGTAAAAAGGCTATAAGTATTGCCGCATTTGTGTTCTTTTTGGCTAAAGGACTTATTTGGTTGGGGTTGGTGTATTTTGGATTTAGTTTGATGGAATTTGCACCTTTAGCTTGACAATATACTCTGGTTATGTTATAATTATCCTATAATTTAATGAGTACTCCACTATGAGTTTGCGATCTGATTACGAGACACACCTAAAGCAACACGGTGTAAAGTTTAACTTTAAAGAGGGTAGTAACAAGTACAAGACATTGATTGCTTTGTACGAAAATATCGGCAACTGGATGAGTAAGGCAGAGATTGTCGAAAGAATTGAATACACTGGCTCTGACCTACAAGATGCCAGACATCTAGGCAAACAATCTGGGTGGTATGTCGATCAAGACGGCAAAGGTAACTATAAACTTGTTACAACGAAAGAGCCACATCCATCATTTGCCGCAAAGAAAAGATTGAATGAACTGAATACATCTGACTTTAGAGTCATGAAAGAAGCATATGATAACAAGTGTGCTACTTGTGGTGAGAAAGAGGGTACTCGCCATAGATTCGAACACGGTAAGGTTGTTCTAGAGAAAGGTCACATGGATCCAAGAAAAGATATGAGTCCTGAGAACATCATACCACAGTGTAATTTCTGTAATAAGTTTTATGGAGATAAGTTTGTATTTGATAGACAAGGTAGAATTGTAGAAAGTTTATAGAGTGAGGTAATATTATGAAGTTGATGTTCTTGAAGTTTTATGATGTTTACAACTGGATATTTGATCACAGTAGAAACCCACTGAGACACATACCTGATCCATTGTCTCGAATGTGGATTACCACAGTACTTGCTTGGTTGTGGTCAATCGCATTTGGTTTGTATATTGGTAGCGTAATTTATATGGGCATAAGCCTAGCAGTACACTTTATATTGTTGTTCATGGTGTTCTTTACTGCGGCAGTCTTCTATGAAGCAGAACGAAAGGGTTCATCATGGTTGCTGAGACTACGCAAAGAACAACAGTATAAATAATACATTCAGTGAAGCATAAAGTAAGTTTGTTTGGACAGGGGTTCAATTCCCCTCGACTCCACCACAAGCACATTAGTTCCCATTTTATGGGTTTACGACAAGGAAGCAACTAGTGTGTTTCTGTTGGGGTCGTTCTGGATTCGACAGGCGAATTGAGGTTATGTGGAGAATCAGTCAATGCTAAAGACTGTAAGGGCTGAGAGTTCTCGGCTAAAGAAGCATTAAAATAATCGCAAACGATAATAATTTTGCACATGGTGATTTTGCCCTAGCGGCTTAATCTACCGGGGTGAGGCTCGCCTAGCAACAGAACGAGCCAACGCACTTCTGTTCACAGAAGTATGAGGTAGACATACCCGAAGAGGAATTCAAAAATGTCAAACTTAACGAAAGAGGAGAAGTGTGGCGTGGTTCACCACTAGCATGGATTGCTGAGTAACAGTCGCAGTTGGAATACCAACGAAAAGCGTAGTTATAACGAACCACTTCTTTTAATTGATATGGAATCTATACTATGACAACACCAACAACAAACTCAATCATTATCCCATCATCAGATGCAGACAAGCAACGCATGAAAGGTGCGATGGATGAAATCAGTAACGCATATACTCGCATAGAAGCAGAGCGAGACTTCATTAAAGAAGCCGTTATTGCCCTTGAAGATGATGTAGGCATTCCAAAGAAGTACCTATCAAAGATGGCTCGTATCTATCACAAGAATAATGTGAATGAAGTTGTCGCTGAAATCGAAGATATTGAAGCATTACTAGAAACCATAGGGTAGAGACATGACAATCATTCAAACATTCTTCAAAGAAGAAGAGACTGGTCGAGCGCAAGCAGAAATTCACGACACGCCTCAAGGGTTCATGGTTAAGTATTATGACACTCGTGGTAGTCTTATAAGAGAAGAACTACACGCAGGTAAGAGCCTTCAATACGCAGAAGATGCCGCAGAAAACTGGGCATTGGGGATCAAGGTGCTAAATGGCTGATAAGAAGGAACTCAAAGCCCTCAATCGTCTAAACTCTGAACGAATCATGATAGAGATTTCTAGGCACATTGAAGCTGGCGTACCATATATCGATGCTGTAGTCGAATACGCTACTCAAAATGAACTTGAAATTGAAGTTATAGGGGAGATCATCAAGAAGTCTCCTGTGCTTAAGGCCAACATCTATCGTGAGGCTGAAAAACTCAACATGATTGAGAAACTGGTGAGATTGCCTGTATGACATCTATGTACTCTACTAGGGATGCATTTGAACTCTATAGTTACTACATGGCAATCAAGAAACACTTCACATCAACATATGACTTTGTGAAGTATGGCGGTAAGATGAGGCTTACCGTCGATGGGTTTGAAAATAGAAAAGACAAGTTCTTTTTCTATAAACTATCTAAGAGAAAAGATGCTAAAGATTTTATTCTAGCGAATATATTGAAGAAGCCTGATCTCTGGATTGGCAACTTAATAGACAGTCACGAAGCAGATGAAGTCTATACAGAGTGGTCAAAAAGGCAACAGTCATTGTCGTATGTTTTTCGTAATGAACTTGATGAGTTAGACGATGACTTCAATGCCAACATTATTGTAAACGATGGAGCATATCCAAAGCTACTATCACTTTACAATAAAAGAAGAGTATCCCTTGAGACATTGGTTATACTAGATGATCTGACTGGATGCTTTAAGTATTGGGAGAAAAATATTCGTGACACCATAGTTTTTCCTGATATAAATAAGACTGTTAATAACTATAAACCTTTTATAGAATATGATAAAGTGAAAATGAAGAAAATAGTTCTTGACAAATACAGCAATACCTAGTATAATACAACGCATACGAGAAGTACTAAAATCGTAAATACAACGCAAATATGGAGAACATAATATGTCTTTTGCATCATTAAAGAAAAACCGTACGAACTCTTTTGATAAGTTGAACTCTCAACTACAATCAATGTCAAATCAAAAAATGTCCAAAGGTGACGACAACTACTGGAAACCAGAAGTCGATAAAGCTGGCAATGGCTACGCTGTACTTCGATTCCTACCTGCATCAGAAGGTGAAGATATGCCTTTTGTTCGCTATTGGGATCATGGCTTTCAAGGACCAGGTGGTTGGTACATCGAGAAGTCTCTAACAACTCTAAGTCAAGACGATCCAGTATCTGAGTATAACTCTCAGTTGTGGAACTCTGGTCACGATGAAGACAAAGAGATTGCTCGTAAACAGAAACGCCGTCTTAGCTATGTTGCTAATGTAATGGTCGTATCTGACCCATCAAATCCTTCTCGTGAAGGTCAAGTTTATTTGTATAAATTTGGTAAGAAAATCTTCGACAAACTGAACGATGCTATGAATCCTCAGTTCGCTGACGAAGATCCAATCAACCCATTCGACTTTTGGGAAGGTGCTGACTTCAAACTAAAGATTCGTCAAGTAGAAGGCTATCGCAACTACGACAAGTCTGAGTTTGCTTCACCTGCTCCAATCGCTTCCTCAGAAGGTGAATTGTCTGACGAAGATATGGAAGCAGTATGGAATAAGCAACATTCCCTTCAAGAAATTGTTGATCCTAAAAACTTCAAGTCCTATGCTGAACTGAAAGCAAAATTGCATAAGGTTCTCCAACTTGATGGCAGTACACACGCACCCAGCCCTACTGCCGAGGACAGCAATGCGGGGATGGAGTTTCAGCCAAACTTTAAAGAGCGATCTGCACCAGCAGTTGCTCAGGCTGAAGCCCCATCCTCAACCACATCAGAGTCAACGGATGACTCTCTTGATTTCTTCAAGAGTTTAGCGGAAGACTAAGGTGATTGGTCAAAACTCAATCTAGGGTTTATGGGGTGCAAGGATGCGCCCCTTTTTTTGTCTATAAAATAGCGAGAGGTTTATATGCAAATTAGCGACCGTTTGAAAGATTATTTTAACAGAAAGAAATCGAAATCGTCTGATAAGAATCATACAAGATATCGCAACGATATCTGTAATCACTGGGACTTAGACTATGTTTCAGTAGAAGAACTTGAAGAACTTCTCAAGCAAGACGATGTAGAAACTACACTGACTCGCAAGAAAAGAGATATTGATTAGAAGCCTTGAGGAACAGGTAAATGCGGTGCGTTACTTAGTGAACTATTAGAACCGTTTACTATGTTAAATGTAGTACTTGATCCACCAACATTTGTTTGATTGTTTGTATTGCCACCAACGAGTGCATTATTGATCATATTCTGCATTGAAGAATCGATAAATCCACCTGAAGGAGTTGTCATTTTTTCTGTTTGTGCTTCTAGACCAGCTTCTGCGGCTGGTGTAATATTAGGAGTTCCTGTAGTACCAGTCGATTTAGCGGCCAAAGCATCTAGTTGTCCCATCGCTTGATCAGGAGTTATTCCTTTGGCTCTATTTTTCGCAGCCTGTCTTTGCGCTCTTCTTTTTGCTCCAGCATTTCCTTTAAATTTATCTGCATCAAGGTCTTGACCACTTAGTAAAGAACCAGTAATCATCTCAATAAGTTTTTCACCGCCTAGAGCACCTGCAGTACCACCTAAGAACAATCCAATTGCACTACCAACTCCAGGGAATATAGCAGTACCTAATGCGCTACCACCTAATGCACCAATAGCAAAGCCACCTGCGGCACCTAGAACTCCAGACAACTGTTTCTTAACTTCATCTTCTGGTGCATCATTATAGATTGCCATCGCTACATCGAATAAAGATGGTAAGATTGCTAATGCTCCACCTTTCAAGAATTTAAAGAACTTAGCATATTTTGCTAATTTTGCCGCTCTCTTTTGAGCCTTCATTGCTTTTTCAAGATCAGCAACAGAGGTAAATCTTCCTGTAGTTGCGTTAACAACTCTACCAGCACTGTTTACTCTCATTCCAGTTGGAACTGTTCTACCTGCTTGACCAGTAACTCCTGTTGCGGCATTTGTTGTTAATGCCCTCTGAGCGGCAGCCGCTTGACCAAATTGATTCGCTCCTTGTACAGTACTTCTGACTAATCCAGGTACAGTCTTTGTAACTAGTCTAGGAACTGCAAGACCTAAAGCACCAGACATTGCCAGACCTAGGGACTTTTGCTGTTCCGGAGTTAGTCCAGTCTTTTCGAGATACTTATTGTTCTCCATGTCTTTGAATACTTCATTAAAGACACCCATGAAGAAACCAGGTATTATAAGTCTCTTGTTAATGAACCCACCGATTAGGGCAAACAGTCCACCTTTACCTACGCTTCTTTCAATTAACGATTTTTGATCTTTTTTGCCGTCAGGATCACTACTTGGGAAAAGAGATTCTTTGATGTCATCAATCATGCTACCAAGAAATCCGTCAAGGAATGGTAGCAATGCGGCCGCTATTCCTAGCTTCTTGGCCATCTTCAGTTTGCCACCCTCGGCGGCTACAGCACCCTTAACTCCGGCAAATAATCCTGATCCTTTCTTGCCATCTTCTTCAGTTACGCTCTCTTTCTTAGCATCACGAGCGGCTTTTTTTCTTGCCTCTTCATCATCTTCGTTAGCTTCGCTTTGATCCGTTTTGATATCCGTTAGAACGCCAGTTTGTTCGGCCATAGTAGTGCCTATGGCACCTAAAAGGGCCATCATCTCTTGATGACGGGCTTCTTCTGTTGCGGGGTCTCTATCAGCCATTTGTTTTTATTTTCCGAACCATTGATCGATTAAATTCTTTCCGTAGTACAATATGCCCAACCAAACTGTGAACATTATACCATCGAAATATGATAAGTTATTCCATGCTTCTAGTGGTGCTTCCATAATCTACTCCTATTTCTTCTTGCCGAAGTTCTGTGTGCCAAAGAATGCGGCTACGATACCAGCAACAGCAACAAAGTATGTTGGTGCCATATCACCTAGTGTTTTCTGTGCTTGATCTAAACCTACAAGAGATGCTAGAACAACAGCAAATGGATACAACAACAAACCACCCAGAGCAAACCATGTCATATTACGCTGTGCATCACGCATAGC